ATGAAAAGAGCCGCTTTATACGTGCGAGTAAGCACGCAAGAGCAGAAGAACAGTGGATTGTCCGTTGATTCGCAGATAGATGCGCTTGAAAAATATTGTGAAGAGCAAGGATATACGGTTGCTGGTATTTATAACGATGCCGGCATATCTGCACGTAAAAAATACACAAAACGCCCTGCCCTTTTGCAGTTACTTGAGGATTGCAAGAAACACGAGATTGACATAATACTCTTCACACGCCTTGACAGGTGGTTTAGAGCCGTTGCAGGGTATTATGAGGTACAAAGTGTCCTTGACGCGTGTAAAGTGCCTTGGAGAGCTATCTGGGAGGATTATGAGACAGAAACAAGTCAGGGAATATTTAAAGTAAATATTATGCTGTCCGTAGCGCAGGCAGAGGCAGACAGGGACAGCGAGAAAATACGGTCTGTTATGGAATTTAAACGGAACAACAAGGAATATATTGGCGGAAAAGTGCCGGTAGGTTATCGCATAGAAGGGAAAAAGATTGTAAAAGATGAAAAGACGCGAGGAATAATTGAGGATATGTTTGAGCATTATTTCCAAACCTTCTCAAAAGCAGGAACCGCTGACTATATTTTAAATAAATATCCCGATTTTATCAGGACGAGAACCAGGATAGTCAAAATTATGTCTAGTCCGGCGTACCACGGGGAAATGTACGGCGTAAAGAACTACTGTGAGCCATACATAACAGAGGAGCAGGCGCAAAAAATTAACGAAGTATCCAGCCAAAAAACTTGGACGGATTGTAAGAGGCGCATTTACGTTTTCTCCGGCTTGATGAAATGCCCGATTTGCGGTTGCAGGCTTTCCGGGTGTGCAATAGGTAAAAAAGAAAAAAAGTACAAAGTATATCATTGCCCCCACTCTGTCGCACAAAAGCACAAGACCTACACGCGATCAGAAAAAAAATTAGAAACATATATGCTCAATCACATCGAAGAAAAAATACAGTTAGATGTATTAAGAGCAGAATGTCGTGTGAAGGCAGGTGGAAACGATGCGGAAAAGAGAAAGAAAAAATTATCCAGTGAGTTGGGAAGAATTAATAAAATGTTTGAAAAAGGCAGGATAACAGAAGAATACTATGACGAAAGATATGAGGCTATATCAAAGGAATTAAAAGAACTATCCCAGACCGCCGCAACGGAAGAACTAGAAACTAAGAAAAAAATACAAAGCAGATTTCCTGAAGGTTGGAAAGACATGTATATGCAGTTAGACGAACAAGGCAAGCAGGTGTTTTGGAAAAGTATTGTAAAAGAGATAAAAATATCCCCCAACGAGTTTGTGGAGGATATTATATTTTTTTAGTTTTTGTTATGTAGTAACTAGCCGTAACCACCAGATTAAAGCTAGCTACTACATAACTAAATATAAAAAATAAAGGAGATACAGTTACATTATATAAAAAGAAAGAGGATGTTTCAAGCACCCTCTTTTATTTTTCGCAAAACTGACCGATATTCTCGCGGATACATTGCTTCGATGGCTTTCATGTGTTCGTCAAGCACGCGTAATAAGTGCTCAAAGTCTGCGTTTCGGGCGATTTCTTTAAATTCAGAATCCGGCTCGGAACTGTAAGAGTAGTATGATGTGTTGGAAGATAGTTGGTTCGGTTGTTGATTGCTCATTAAATTATTGCGTACATTGTATAAAATCGAAAGCCGTTCGCAAGTGGCGTAGGTTGTTTTTCCTGCCTCTAATGCCGCAATTTCGGCATTAATTTCGTCCATATTAATCATTGCGGCACTCCTTTCTCTTATCGGTCTAATTCTGCTAATGCTCTGCCTAGTGCTGCCTGATCTGTACTAGACAGATTACTGTCGTGCATCATGTCTTTGATAGTTTCTTTTACCTGCATTTTTGCATCGTTGTAAGAGTAATGCCCCCTCACATAGTGCTGACCTCTACGAGCGTTGCTATAGTCGTCGTAATCCATGTCAGGATAACGCCCGCGACTGTATCTTCCTGACGTGTTCCAGTCGCCGCCACGGCTGTATTCGTTGCCACCTTCCAGATACATGATTTTGTCAATATTTTTAATTGTGTCTGTCAGTTTGTGGACTGCTTCTAAATCCCCGGCGCTCATATCGCCTTTGTTCGAAATCTCGTCCAGCTCTCTGCACATCATCTTTTTTAATTTGTGTAATGATTCCATTTTTCGCCCTCCTTTACGCTACTCTCTCGGCGATTAAATTGCTATTGGCTATACTAATTGCCTGCGTAGATGTATTTTCGACTGCGATTGTTATGCAACATCCGCGCGGCACGTCAATAAATGCCGCCGTAAATACATTAAAATATTCGCCTACGGCTGCAGGTGTTACGATTGCTGTCGCACTATTTAATGGTTCTCCGGCGATTGCCAGGGCAATAGAAATAGGTGTCACAGTTCCACCGGCGGGTATGGCGATATTAGCCCCGAAGCTGACCTTATAGCGCGCCCTGCACTGGTTTGTAAGGCCTCTAAGGGTCACAATTCCTGCCCCCTCCCGGTGTGTAATACAGCTACCGCACTTTACGGCTGTCTCTGTGAGCGGTAAATTCTGCCCCGCTGCCACGGTTACAATATTGCTATTAGTAAATTCTGCCACGTTATCACTCCTTTTTTAATAATAAACGGCGGAACGATCGCCCCGCCGCTATAAGCATCATCGGCGCAAGCCGAACAATCCCGTCAACGCAGGAAGCTGCTAATTATAAAATTTTAGCATCCGCAACCGGTATTACATCCACAGTTACCGTACTGATATGGTGCGGAAACCGGAAAAGCCGGCACCGGTCTAGGGTTGTAATAAGTAAACTGACCCTGCATATATGTCTTCAATGTTTCATTCTGTGACGCCTGAGAAGCTGCTAACTGTGCCGCAAACAACTGCTGATTCTGCTCGGCAATCTTAGCGTCCTTAGCTTCAATTCTCTGTGCTGTGAGGGCATCAAGGATGGCTCTGGCGTTGTTGTTCTGGTTATCGATAATATCCCTTGTGTTGTTTGCGTTGTTAAAGTTTGTCTGGCAGAAGCCGTTTGTAACTTCCTGCTGGATTGCGTTAGAATTCATTGCCATGTTGTAATTGACGCCCGCAATAGCCTGTTTATTATCACAACAGCACTGTGCTAACTGTGCCTGCAAAGCGTTAAAACTCTGCATATCTGCAATCTGTCCCTGCTGGATTGCATTTCGTGTATCATACCCGTTCTGCTGGATTGTGCTATTTGTTCCTGCAAATCCGTTGAGCAGAGAGGTGTTCATCGCATAAAATCCATCACAAATACCGCTGTTGATGGCATCACCCTTGCGCTCAAGGGAGGAAATGCCGCTATCAATCTGGCGCTGTAAGGTTGCGAAATCAGAGGCTAATACATAGTTATCTACCGCGCCTCCGCCGCCATTATTCCATCCATTTCCGTTTCCCCATCCACAAAAGATAAAGAGAAACAGAATAATAATCCACCAGGCGCCGTTGCCGTCCCCAAATGCTCCGTTGTTGTTGTTGCCTGTGACTGCTGCTAAATCAGCCGGGCTCATTCCATCTGTTGTTAATCCCATGAAATCACTCCTTTTTATTTATTTAAAACCTTTTAAGAGGTTTTGAAACTGTGTTGCCATACCCTGCAACTGGTTATACTGTTGCTGGCTCATCTGCCCGCTATTTAGCAGATTCTGTACTTCCTGCTTCGGGTCCCCTTGAAACTGCTGCCTGAACTGCTGAAACTGCTGTATCATCTGCATTGGATTGTTCATTCAATACCCTCCTTCTTAACGTCTCCATTTGCCTTTCTAAGGCGTTTAAGCGTTCCTCATAGTTGATTGGTTGGCTAGATTGTGAAAGCTCCGCTGTGGGCGAATTTGAGCCTTTTCGCTTATATTCAAACACCTCTAAAAACGGTCTGCCCGTCTGGTCCGCTCTTTTTTCATAAAAAATCGGTGCTTGGCTGTCCCACAAACGGACAAAAGAATTTGGTGCTACTAAATACGCCTCCGCCGCGCCCTGTCCTTGCACCCAAATCCGCTCATCAGGATTAGATTGCTGTTGCATTTGTTGAGGCGGCGCCTGCTGTTGTTTTAATCGGTTGAGCTGGTCGAGATAATCCGGTTGTGGATATTGCGGGTACTGTGGATATTGTTGTGGATATTGTGGGTAACCGAACATTTATTTTCCTCCTTCCCTCCAGTAATATATTGGTGTCATTGCTCCACTGTCCCACGTGTCGTAGTAATTACCGTTAATTACTGCTATAACGTGCCCTGACAGTGCTAAAATATAAGCCCCTTCTGGGTGATTGTTTGCAAATTCCGATACAGTGCAAGTCATGTACTCATCGGGGATTATGTAGCGATTAAACCCCTTATCTTTGAGGTATGCACCCCACACCGCATTAGCTGAGGGCATATCTGACAACATTAAGCCGTACAGGGCAAGTTGTATATATGTTTCTTCCCACGTTTGCTTTGTAGCTTTTGAGATAGCGCGCACGGTGCAATCTCCCACTTTTGCCGCCGCTGGGTTAGGATTCCAATATTGATACATTTTTTTGCCCTCCTTATAGTTTTATTATCGCAAAAAAATAAGCGTGTCACCACGAAGGTAACGCGCTTATTTCTCGCATGATTTTTAGTTATCTTTAGTTTCTTAAAGGCTATTTATGTACGGAATTGTGCCAGGAACTAACAAAATCTTTTCTACGGCACAACTCCACAGCCCTTGTAATCCTCTCGTGCTTATATCCATTTTCTCGGCGGCTTGCTCCTGCGTTAATCCATCAAAAAGCAAGTACTGTACAGTTTCGCGCTCCCGCAAGGTTAAGCGGGCACACGACAAGGCATAATCAATAAATTGTTTATCGCCTAATTTCCAGAGTTTTTTTATCAAACTTCTGTTCACTGTATCACCTCAAACACGCAAAAATTACGTAAATTTATTTCGTTTTGTCAAGTCCTAAAATTGCTCTAACCTTGTCTGGGAGCAAATCAGGGTTAATTTTGCCGATGTTTTCCACGATGGAACCAAGCTCCATCAGAATGATGTATACGCACACGCCTGCGGCAATAGGCACCTGAAAGCCTAAGTCCACATATCTCTGCGCGTAGTCGATAAGATACGCAAGCACTACAAGCATAATTGAGCCAAATTTATGATACAATCCTTTCCTCATTTCTGAGGATTTCCACTTGTGGTTGGCACAGGCGGCTACTCCGCCGCTAGCCAAATCAAAAACTACAAAAATACAAGTTATTAAGGGTAACATAATATCTACCATCTCCATTCCTCCTTAAAAATTATTTTTCTTTTGTTTTTTATAAATTAATTAAAGCCCTCTTTAGCTGACTGTCTCTGTATCATCTGTGGCCTCTTCTTTGCTGTCCTCGGCATCCAGCGCATCATAATACGCCTGTGCCAAGGCTTCCACCTCGGCAATGTCCTCTTCAGTCAACAATCCATTGTCCAGATGACTGTAAGCCTTGTCAAGCCAATAGGCCACATCTCTGCCTGCAGCAATTTCGCGCTTGATGCTGCGCAATGTCAGGTCGTGGCGTGCTTTACTTTTGATAACCATAATGTATACCTCCTTTAGGTGGTAGTCATGGACGCGATGGTGTCCTCAAGATTTTTTACGACAAGATTCACATCCCGTTGGTAGCATAGCTTGATGCCTGCGTCATCACTGGCCTGCACTACTGTGTTGGGCGCATAGGGAATCAGCGCTTTGTAAGCGGCAATTTCAGCATCCGCGAGCGGCGTCTCGATTGGGGTAACGGTAGCATATATAACGAGTACAGTATTGGCTTCCAAGTATTCAGTCCATGATTTTACGGTAGGAAATTCAGAAGCGTCTAGATTGAATTGATATAAATATTGGGGAGTAGCCACAAGCCTAAATGTGTTTTTAATATTGTCTGCGCCCCCTGGGAGTATGTTATTCATGGCAGGTGCGTTGGATTTGAAATCTATCATGACCGCGTCGTTTTTATATCTCGTCGAAGATGTATTAGCGCCAATGTCATCACGAAAGTCCCAATAAAATTTGTCCAGCGAGGATATGTCGACCCTCTTCACCCTCTGCACCTTCACCCCTCTCTCTAAGTCCACTTCGTCGCACACCCACTGCTGGCCTGTCGGGTCAGTGTAGTTGCCGCCGGAAGTGACAGGGATGCCGGGTAAGCCGTTGGGGGTGGACAGAGTGAGTGTCTACGTTTTGTCGTTCCCATTGCTCAGTGTAACTACAATCGTCCCGCCATCCCCTGCACTCACAATAGGAACAGGCGCATCTAGTGTCGGCGTCCCGTTCTGCGTACTCTTGCCGTAGATATGCAGTCCGCACATCGGTGCAGCAAAGGCGTCATCACAGCTTACCGGGTTGCCTGTCTCACTGCCAACAAGCACATTCTGGCGCTTCTGCAGTACAGCAGTATCTTCCTTTAGCTTACCAATTTCTTTCTTTAGCGGGCCAAGGTCTTCTGCTGTTTTCCCATGTTTTGAGAGTACATACGCCTCATCTCCCGTTAAACCACTTTTTCTCATGCTCTACACCTCCCTAAAGTAAAAACCACTTGCTATCAGGGGCATAAAAGCCATATAATTCCCCTGTGTCTACGCATAACGCTGTCGAACCACTTGCAACATAATGAGGCAATTTATCTACTTCGGAAGACTTTCCCCAGTAATATCGCTTGCTTCCGTCCGTATCTATGCAATCCCAGCCGCCTAAATCGTGTATAACATCTCCTTTGCGGCATGTCTGTCCATCAATAATTATTGTCCCGCTAGCTATCATACTTCCACCTCCTTATGCATGATCATATCAGACAGCTTCAGTAAGCGATCTGTGAGCATCTCATTTTGTTTTGTGAGCTCTTCTATTTTTTTGTTTAGTTCTGGTATGGACGGCGTGTTATCGTTAAATAGGTGTTCTGGTTCTTCTCGGTCAACATTCTCAACGATTTCATACTTTCCTTCCTTGTTTTTTTCTATATGACACGTACCATTTTCGTTGCACCACTGTGCAGCTTTTGGCGGGTATAAACCGTCAAATACATATCCAATGTAATATTCTCCCATAATTATAATCACACCCCTACTACGTATCGCAATACATAACCACGTGTATTAAGCGGTATTCCGTTACTAGATCCAGTTGCTTTGTTGTCATCATTCCCCTGAATATATGTATTGTGAACATATATATACTTACGCATTCCAGTATATGCATTAGTCATAAATATTCCAGATCCGTCGCTCCAAATGACATGCTGTTTCGGCACAAAAAACATATGCCATCCCCAATTACGCATAGCCTTGTCATTTTCATCGTACGCACTCCAGACAAATACTGCACCGGTTAACTGTTCGGATATTGGCTGATTGAGTGTAAATTTATGGGCATTAGTCATCCAGTATGCTACATTATTGCAATTCCACAGGATGTTATTTTTACCAAAGATGCACTCTACGTCATTAGATACAATTTGTATGTGGTTGTTATTGACATACATCCCGGTTCCCATAGACTCGTACAAGTCACTATATGTCGAGCCTCCTTTAACGGTCAAAGAAAGACCTGTGACGTCTTTGGTTTTATCGTAATACAATTCCAGAGCCGCCTTGCCGCCGCTGTGGATGTCGTCTGGGTCTTTTGTTTGCTGTGTAGAGACAACGATGTTGCGGTCGGATTGCATGACAGAACCGGAACCGTCATAAGTTTTATCGCCGTCCGTGTTGGTAATCACGATAGGCGCTGTACCAAACCGTACAATTTCGCTGCTACCGTTTCGCACCGCCATCCCGTTACTGTCTAATAATGTATTTTGGCCGAGGGTATTTCCTCGCATATCACCAACTATTAGCCCCAATCCATCTATATATTTCATGAAGTTAGTTGCAACTTTAGCAGCCTCTAATATCTTGCTTTCCTGACTATTAAAATTTTCATTAGTAGCATATTTAAAATTCTCATAGGATTTTTTTACCTTAGTAACTGTCTTGTTCGCTTCATTTGCGGCTGTATCATCCGTTGGCGGAGATGTGAGATTTCCAGTGAGCCATGCTCTTCCGCCAGAAACACGTATTTTTACGCTATCCCCTTCTTTACAATTAATAGTCATCTGTGCGGGGGTTTCGTCTGCTCCGCCGTCAATGTGGACATATGCCGTTTTTTCGTCAACCCGAAGGACTTCCGCAACTGTATCATATGCTTTTGTTTTGCTTTGCTTCATCGTCGAGGCAATCTCTTTTACAAAATCATTCAATGCTTTCCACCTCTTCCTTTGTGCGGCAGCCGTGTTCCAGCGATAACGTCTGCGATGTTATTCTAAATTTTCCGGTAAGGTTATGCCGCGGATAATTTAAAAAGACCACATCACCTAAAAGAACGTCCTCGAAAAATCGCCGGCTGTACTGTATCGTTCTGGCAGGATTCTGCAATTCTTTCAGCTTTCTAATAGCATAAGTCGCTATATTTTCTCCAGAAGATAATTCAACACCTGTTTCTGATTTCCATACTTCCCTACCACGATTTACCGTTGATAAAAAGCTATCTGGACTATCATCCCTTGCAATAGCCGCTCCGTAATCATCGTGTATCGCCATGAAACAATTTGGAGTATCATACCAGTTGAAAGTATCTGTAACATCACATTCCATTATGTCGTTCTTATTTATTCCCACTGTAAGATTGCTAGCATTTGCATTTGCACAGATAACAATACTACCATCACCGTGTATTCGCATCCGCCAGCCAATGGCATCTAATATATGCAGTGCCATTGTGAGCCTTGTTTCCCCATCTTCCGCAACGATGTTATCTGTAGTTATCGGCGATGTTCCCTCGACAAACACAGGGGCAGGGATACAATCATTGAGCAGATTTTTAATCTGTTTTGCTCCGCTACCGGCTGGTGCATAATAACCACGCGGCAGGATCACATCATCTGCCGGCTTGAGAACGGAATAGCAGTCAATGTTGTGGTTTTCCCTAACACCATCAAGCTTTCTTTCCGGGAAGGCGGTCAGGCCAGTAAACAGTGCTACTTTTGCTCCTGCCCCTCCCTGTTTGGCTTGCAGGTAAATACGGACCCAGCACTCACTATCTGTTATCTTTTCTGTCATTGTGACAGAAGCAGATTCCCTTAAATCTGACGTACTGTCCCGGTCAATACTGCCCTCAGTAAATTCAAATTCTTTCTGGTCCGTCCACGTCTTGGGGTCAACTGTCGTCAAAATATATCTTGCTGAAAATCCTTTGCTCCAATCCATCACATCACCTCGTTAGGATGCTCTGCGCTCCACTGCTCTTCCGTCACGGCATCCAGTTCTTCCGAATCCACTTTTTTAATCGTTAATGAGAAATCTGTCCGCATTTTGTTATCGTGGTCTTTTTTCTCCGACACCTGTATATCGCAGGAAAATGACGAGCCGTCCGGTGTCCTAACGTGACATATTCCGGGATACGTTGCGAGCCGCCTCATTTGCTCAATCATCATTGGTTCTGTTAGTGAGATACTTACTGCATCAATTTTTAAATCACGAGTGACTGCAGGATTCCAGTCACCTTGTACGGAGCCGCCAAGATAAACTGTCCTCTCGAAATCTTTATCCCATGAGTTATCTAAATCAAGGTTATACTGGATTTCGATAGATTCACCGTCAAAATCAATGATTGCCTTTTTATATTCGATGGAAAAATCGCTATATAACCACGCAAACGAACTATCTGACGTTATATAGTCACCGTTGGCAGTTTTATTTACAACCAGTATGCCGCCGTACTCATTTAACGCTGGGTATGGGTCAACATATTTCTGTCCATAAACCCCATTTTCCAGAATCAATTCTGCTCTGTCTACACTCATCCGATACAAGTCGAATGTATCCCCATCAGCATATGTGGTTGGTTTAGCAACAACAATACTCGCTGTTTTGTTGTCTGCAATCGTATTTACAGTGGCCGTTGGTACTTCCGGCTGGTGTTTCCACCGTACAACAAACGGTATCTTTTTTTCTGCCACATGGTCATAAATATCTGTAAATGCAATCTGTATGCTGTACCTTGCACCGTCATCCATCTGCCCGATCAGGTCGCTTAAGCCAATAGCATAGCTGTCTGTTTCACTGCCAGTAAAACTAGCAATAATTTCATTGGCAAAATGTTGTTCCTTTAATCCGTCCGGGCGCAGAATATAATAATCCTCGTCCCTGACAATCGTTACTTTTGCTGTGCCAGCAGAATCCCCGAAGGAAGGGACTATTGTTAATGGTAGCTGCTCTAAATAATTTGTTGTACCTTCCGATGATTCTGGTACTGTCTGGTCGCTTGTTTCCGTGGTAACATCGCCAGAATTATATGCAGTTGATTCCGAAACAAGATTTGTTGTCACGCTGTCTATCGCAGGTTTTGCAACAATTTCAACAGCCACAGAATCTGACCATGCCCCTTCCTTGCCTCCTTGTGCCGTAACCATTGCTTTTAAATAATGGATTTCTCCTACATTCCACAAATTGCCCAAAAGACCATTTGCAGTATAGATTTTATTAATGTTTTCAATAGTTTCCGATAATGTCTCCATGCCGGAAGACATCATTAAAACAACGACGTTTCCATCTTTGCCTTTAACTGGCTCATCGTTAACCGCTTCCGCTATTTTTATGCTCGCTTTGCTGTTTCCGGTGTAGCCGACACTGCAAATAACTGTATCGTCCAGGGCAAGATAATTTTCTGTCGTTGCAAGCGTAGGAGTTGTTGGGGTCTCACTCAGAGATACGGAAACCGTATCAGACCAAGGAGATAACACTTCCTCATCCCCGGACGTATCCCGCAATCTTACGCGGAAATAATATGTTTTTGCCGATTCTAGGGACCCGATATGCCACGTGGTTTCCCTGTCCTCCACGTCATAAGTAGTTGGGGCTTCCGTACTAATCCATGCGTCCTCGTGGTCTGCCCACGCAACGGTAGCCGCATCCGCATTTTTCCACGACCAATCCCATGTTAGTTCCACGGTATCAGATGCCACCGCCATTGCAGTTATATTTTTCGGCGGGACTGCAATCTTTCTTGTTTCCGAATAAATCCACCCAGACTGCATGAGAGGGCTAAGTTTGTAGGTAGTGCCAGTCGCTCCATTTTGAGGTGTGGAAGTTCCGGTAAAATTCTTGAGGGCAATCTGGTATTCAGCGCCGCCGGAAACGTCCGGACACGTAACTGTGATTGTACCCTCTTTGTCGGTGACCGCAATAATGCCTTTTTCCTCGTTGTCTATTTTCATCCAGATTGCTGTTTTGGCGTCAGGAACCTCTGTATTTCGCTCAACGCTATTGATGGTAAGCGTTGTTCCCGTTGCCGATACCGTATCAAATGACGGGGATTTTAAAGCCCCTCGTGCCGCTACTCGTGGCTCGGAATACGCATATTTTTTATCGTGCGTACTTTGCACCCTTGTCCACATAATCTGGTCTTCCGCTATGCCGTCGTCCGTGTTAAAATCTGCTGACACCGTATAATCATGGTACGCAACAGTTACTCCTGTACTCCACGATGTGCCAGTATACCTCTCTCCGCTTTCTGGCGTGTCTATGGCGTATTGTAACTCCATAGAATCCACAGGGCGGTCCCGTGGCGATGCCTGCACCCAGTTTGCCCATACATAGCGGCTAGAGGAGCCTATCTCTTTACTCCCTGTACTCTGTATGTTTGGACGCTCTGGGATACTGTAATAATGATGCGCATAGCTCCAACCAGAATCTCCGGCACACCCTCTCGATTTTGCCCTTACAATACGGCAAAATGTCTTGTTTTGTGTCGGGGAACCATCCTCTGTTATCGCCCATGTGCCAGACGCTCCCGTATAGGATGCATTGGTAAAGCGAGCGTTTGCAATGGCGCCCTTATAGTTTGTCATTAATGCGGTCTGTACCTGCGTCCTTGCAAAATGCCTTGCATCATTTGCCTCGTATGAGGTATTCCAAGTAAATGTACCTTTATTTGCGCCAGTATCATCAAGAGAATAAGAAACGGAAGGGGCATTTGGTGCATAAATGGTAAATGTCTTTGTGGAATGTGCGGCTGTATAGGTATGCTTTTTATCACTTTTTGTTTTGCCCTTTACCTTAAATTCTATCGCGTTTAATAATTTTGATGAGACAGGATAATAATTTTTTGCATTAAGTGCTACCGTTTTTTTAGTTGCTGATTTTCCTACATTTATTTTCTTCCACTTTGTCCAATCCCATTTAGAAGCACCGGCGTTTTTTGTATGTAGACGATACCATAGCCACTGTCCATCCTCATATTTTTTCGCCGGTATTTTCCAAGATATTGTAAATTTCAAACCGTCTCTCGATATAGACAGACCGCTAGGAGCAGCAGACTTTTTCTTTGCCATTATGCCATTTTCACCTGCCTTCTAAGCTCACTTGCCATTCTTCTTCCCCATTCTTCCGGGTTATCTGCACCGTTTACAGTTACATTAATAGTTACATCGTTTTTCGTTCCCTGTGTTGCCTCTTTGATATCGTTCATCAGTCTGCTACGACCGTACAGCATCTCGTCTCCTGCTTCTCCTGCTCCAAACAAGGTGGCATCAGAAAATACATATGGGCTTTCCATGGCTTTTTTATACCAGCTAATGTGGAATGATGGCAGGGAACCCTTTCCCCCAATACCGAACGGAGCTTTTCCGCCGGAAACACTCAGGTGCGGTAGGTTTAGGTGTGGAAGAGACCAGCTAAACTTTAAGGCGCTCTTAAACCGTCCAGGGAAGCTTTTTACAAGGGATACTGCCTTAGTAAAGATACTTTTAACAGCCGATGGTATCTTAGTAAATGCTCCTTTTACAGCCGATAAAATACCATTTCCCTTAAATGCTCCCTTGAATCCGTTTACAGCATTTTTAGCGGCACCCTTTAAAAGAGAAGGGAGATTTTTGACCCCTTTTATTATGCCGGTAACAATGTTTTTACCAAGCGAAAACCAGTTAAACGCTGTAAATACGCTTACGATTGCTGTGATAATCTTCGGTAAATTAGCAATTAATAACGGAATCGCACGAACTAAGCCAATCGCTAAATTTGTTATGATTGTTACTCCTGTTGCAAGGATTTTTGGCGCATTATCGTTAATAATGCCAGCCAAATTCGTTATGATTGTAGGTACATATGCAATCAATACAGGAATAGAATTAATCAGCCCTTGAGCAATATTCTGGATAAGTGTCAGGCCTGCATTTATCAATTTGCCTGCGTTGCTCCTCAATGACTCTGTAAATTGTGTCAGCATCGGCAACGCCTGCCCCAAAAAGGTCGGGATGCCCTGAGTCATGCCGTTAGCGATAGTCGTCAGCAAATTAACTCCGACCGATGTAAATACATTTAGCCCTGTGGAAATCGTAGAGGCAAGATTATTTAACAGTTGGCTGACAGCAGTTGTAATACTGCCAGAATTTTGAGTAACGCTTGAAATTAAACCGTTTATGAGGTCGCCGCCGATTTTTGTCAGCCCCGGCAACTGGCCGCTAAAATTAATCGCATCTTGCGCCAGTTTGGAAAGGGCGCCGCTTATGCCGCCAGATTCCATCGCCTCAGCTAATCCACTAACCTCGCTTGTTATACCTTTGATGGCACCACGGATAGTACCCGAAAAGGTATTATAAAAAGCAAGTTGCAGGCCTTCTGTGGCGCTAGATAGCAAGGTTATGTCGCCCTGCAAATTATCTAACTGCGTAGCCGCCTGTTGTGCTGCGGAGCCGGAAGAATCCTGTATTCCTTTCCAAAATTTTTGCACAGTCGCATCACTCGATGCGGTCATTTTATTAAACGCCTGTAAGCCTTGCGTTGTAAAAATCGTTGCAAGAGCATTGTTTTTTTGTTCCGCTGTCATACCCTGCAAAGAGCCATTAAGCTCGTCTACGAGGTCGTTAAAATCTTTTGCCTCGTCGTTTGACTTATAGGCGGATACCCCTAACTGATCTAAAGCTTTTGATGCATCATCAGTCGGAGTATATAAGTCCGCCATTGCCCTATTTAATGCCGTAGATGCCTCGGAGCCTGTCACGTTCTGCTCTGCCAAGCGAAGTAAGGAAAGCGTGACACTGTCCGCCGCTTGACCGTAGTTTTTCGCTGTGGCAGCAGAACCGGAAAAAGCCTCTCCAAGGCCTCTTACGTCCGTATTAGCAAGAGTAGCACCCTTTGCCATCAAATCGGCATAGTAAGATGCGTTACTCATCGAGTCACCAAAGCCTTTTACAGCTCCGGCAGTATATGATGCCGATTCTTCCAGACTCATAGCACCGGCAGAGGCAAGGTTAAGTACCGTTCCGATACCGCTAATCTGCTCATCCGCCGACAAGCCAGCCTGAGCAAGGATATTCATTCCTTCCGCCGCTTCCGTTGCGGTGTACTTTGTTGTGCGCCCCATTTCCTCAGCCTTGGCTTTGACGTTCCCTATTTTGTCTACGGTTGTTCCCATGGTAGCTGCTACCTGAGACATTGCAGTATCAAAATTCATTCCGGCATCTATTGATGTTTTTGTAAATGCAACGGCGGCAGCAGAGCCGGCCACCATAGCTGTTTTAGCTACTTTCCCGACCGCTTTAAATGCCCCGCCAATTTTTGATGTGGACGAGCTGGCGTTACCTTCTGCGTCTTTCAGCCCCTGCTTATATGCGGTGTCTTTGATTGCCAGAGTGACAAACAATTCCATCACATTCAATCACTCATCACCACCAATCCGGCTTTTTTAATGACGTCCGCGGCTATTTTTTCGCCAGTCTTTGTTACTGTTTGCTTTTTATCGCTATTAATTAAATCAAAAAATGATACATAGAGATATTTCCCACCGAACGCCTGCGAAATGCTTTCGGTTACATATTTCAGCCCATCGGCCATGTATCGTTTGTAAATTAATTCCTCTGTGTCGTCTAAAATCTTAGCCTTGACGTACAGCAAGAATCCCTTTACGCTTCTTCCTCTGTATTCTCCTGCGCATCGCCAGAGGGTTCTTCTGCTGCGCTTGTTGGCGCTGAGAAAAAAAGCTGACGTACCTCCGGCTCATTGATGAGGTCAACCATGCCTTTGATAATGTCCATTAATTTATGCTTTTTCTTGTATTCCTCAACACTCTGCAATTCAAACGCTGCTAAGATTCCAATTACATCATCTTTGTGTGTTTTTAACAGCCTAGGAGCTGTTTTAGCACCCCTAGCAAAGACTTTGATATATTTCTCCCCTTCCTGCGGTACAAGCTTCTGGCACAGGCTGAGCGCATCATCATCGTCTGCAATGTTACCGATATGTTCGAGGGAGTTCGCAATGGCTTCTAAACCCTGTTCTGCTGTTAATTCTGATAATTTCATGCTTTACCTCCTACGCCGCTTCGCCTGTTTTGATATAAACCTCGTAAGGTACTGTCTCTGCGTTCTTAATGCTGTAATGTCCTGTGTATTCGAAATCAAAATTTCCTTTGGATTTATCATCTGATTTAATCTTAAATCCGCCCGTTGAGAGTGCATTCATAATTTTGATTGCGATAAATCCGGCGGAATCCCCGGAATTTTCGTCCGAATAGTCGCCAATCCACCAAATATCCTTAAAATCTTCTGCCTTTAAATCTGCCCTTGGTGTTACTTTGTTTCCCGCTACGTCTGCCGCCGCCATAAAACTTTTAGCCTGTGCGGTATCCATTGTAACGGCTGTGCCTGATAATTTTACTTCGATAGATTCGATTTCCTTGAGTTCCATCGTGTTTTTAGGCACATTATCAATGTCTTCCCCGAAATCCGTAAAGGATGGCTCCGCGCTAAAGCTACAACCGCCGCTGGTTGCCATGAGGATGTTAGTTGCTGTTATGGCACCCGTTTCCGGCTCAAAAGCTGATACAATAATACCGGCGTTAATCTGTATTTTTTTGAAAAGGTCAGAAGGTACCTGCGTATACTTCATTTGCTCACCTCATTAAATAGTTATAAATTGCATAGTTATTACTGTGTATCTGCGTACTATCGACGAGTCGGCTTCATCGACCAAAGGGGTCCACGGCTGGTCCTGCGACAGGAAAATAAATCCATCATCGCATTTTACCGTAGTACCTCCTTGCAATCTGTCGCTGATTTCTTTTGCCTTTTTGTTTGGGACTGCCTCAGATTCTGTGTGATACCAGACATTTACGACGCTAGTGGCGGCCGCACCTGTCCACCAATTTGCTATAATCGGTTCGTATGTGATAAAAGGGAAAGCGGTATCTTCCGGCACCCTGTTAGACGGATATGCAGTTATGCCGAAGGATGACCAAAATTGATATAGTGCCGCCGTTGGGGTCATGACGTTAACTCCCACTTCTCCGCCGGGACCTGTGCTATGTCTAAATTAGACGACGCAGGGGTTTCTTTTTCTCCTGCATTTGATGTAACTCTAAAAATTTTTCCGTCTTTTGTTTTTAATACATCATGATAGTCTAGCTTTACTGTTTTAGCTGTAGTAATTGTATATGTTGCTGTTACACCCTCTTTCTCTGCCACCCTGGCAGACATAGAGGTATCTTGGATTATTGCCGCCTGTATTTTAGCACCTTCCACCCACTCGGTGATAAATCCACCCTCGCCGTCAGAAGTACGCTTTTTATCCATGAGTATGCAATCTTGTAAAAATTCATTGATTAAACTCATGCCATTTTCCTCCATGGGTTCAGGCGTGCCCTAAAGGCATCTTGCCACGTGTAGGTCTCGCCTTTACTGTTTGTTGCCCTGCTGTACGAATATCCGCCAAACGATTCCGACTGATACGCTCCTAAATTGCCGTTTTTCGCCTGCCACTCGCTGATTTCGTCCACCAGTGACAAAAACGGTTTGGGGATAGCCAGCGGAACAACTACGCCGTTAAAAGTCTCCTCCTGTAACGGAGCAGTATTGCCTTTGTGGTACTGATAAACCCCGTCATTAAAGATAGAGCCGCTTACTAAATAGTACTGTCCATCTTGTAGCGGGAGGCGAATCGCGGTAGTAGAATAACGCAGGTCTTTAGTATCTTCTGTCACGCCTACATCAAAATTAAGCGTGTCAAAAATCCAATCTCCGATTGTTATTTCTCCCGTGATTGCCGCCCCTTTGACCGGGAAGAAATTGTGAATGTGATTCATGATTTCATAAAGCACTCAATCATCCCCTTTTATTTTCCGTTCGAACTTACTTCCGAAACGGCACTTGATACTTCTGGGATAGTTTCTGTGGTTCCGACAGTAACTACGCAAACACCGTCAAGGTATTCTGCCCACAGCTTCATGCCCATAATGGCGTATGTTTCGCCTGTGGCGTTTGTATAGTTGCCGCCTGCGTGGAATCCAATCAGATTTGTTTCGCCAGATGTTGTGTAGTCCAGGCCAAGTTTTTTAAAATCACTATCGCCGGGATCAATATAATACAAGTCAATATTTTCTACAGGTGTTGCAATAACAGTTTTTGCCGGGATGTAGGCGTCAGGGAGGAGGAACAGTGTAGAGAAACCAAAGAAGTCTTTGATATACTGCAATCCAAACATTGTCTGCACAGTAATCTCTTTATCACCTAACCAGTCGTAAAAATCCATTACATTTGCAAATCCTACGACTTCGGTTACATTTCTGTTCATGCCTGCGAATTTGTTGAGTACAGCACCTTTTGCGATCGCAAGTGCTTTCTGCCATTTCTTCTGCGTACCTTTTAATGTTCCCGTTTTTAAAAATGTGTAAAAATCTTTTAAAACCTTGTTCTGCAGCTCAACCATAAAGGCATCATCTGTCTTTTCGATTGCGACCGTTGCGCCCCATTTTGCCACAGACTCAAGAGTTAAAGATTTAGCGTATTTTTCTACAACAATATCTTCTTTCTTGCTTTCCACAACTTTAAACTGTGTAAAAGGGATTGCCTCACCCTCACCTACGCTTGCGCCGCCCTGTAAAGCTTCATCTTTCATCTGCGCTTCGTAGGTTACTAAGCTGGTGCCCGGCTCTTTTCTGATAGGTTTAAAGATTCCCAAGATAGTTCTCAGCGCATCCCAGTTTTTTTCAAATTGTGTTACAAAATCAATTTCTCTCGCTTTGAGAGCGCTATCTGTATTTAATACAGTGCTAGTGGTTACTCCTGCCATTGTCTACTCCTTTCAAAAACCAAAAAGTTCGTGATTTTCCGCAATCGCTTTCTGACGTTCGCCCGCATCTTTAATTTCCATGATTTCTTTCTTGGTCATTTTCCCCGGTTCTCCTCCCGGTGGATTTGATACGTTAGCGCCTTGAGTCGTTTCGGTTGTAATATAATCGGCATACGATTCTTTGATGCCTTTTTCTACCTCTGTTGCGTTCTCAAATTTCCCGTCAGTTCCGATTTTTAAATTATCAATAGTTTCTTTTGACGCTTTTAATGCAAGGCCAATTACTTTACTGGACACGCCGGAATCTTCAAGCATCTTTTTGTATGCGGCTTCTTTCGCATCGTACGATGCCTTCTTGTCCTGCTCGGCTTTGTAGCTCTCAAAACCTGCGTGTTCTTTCTCATACTTGCCTTTCCAGTCGTCCTTTTCATAGTCCTTCAATTTCTTCTGGAGGTCTGGGACTTTCTCTGCGTCCTCTTTGTATTTACTAATCTCGTTCTTGAGACCCGTAACGGTTGCAGAGTGTTCTTCGATAATCGCGGAAACCTGCTCGTCTGTAAGTGCCATGCTTTTTAAAAAAGCTCTTGTTAATGCCATTTGATTACTCCTTTTCTTTGAGGGATTTCTTTCCCTAAATGACTTTATATGTAAATCACAGTACTTCGTGATTACTTACTAAATAATTTTGCAGCTTTAAGGGATTTCGCCCCAAATTTGCCGTCAATTTTTAATTTACATTTCGACTGGAAAATACTAACTGCATCTTCTGTCTTTTCTCCATATTTGCCGTCAGTTTCTAATTTTGAGCCGATAGCCCAGTTTAAAAACTTCTGCAATTTCTCAATTTCTTCCCTTGTGTTTTTTAATACCGTGATGCCGTCTAAAAACGCATAGTAGCCGCGTGGCGGCAATTTAGGAAATTTCCCGGTGTATTTAACCTTTTTTGTTGTTTCTTCCTTCTGCACCGTCGCCGGGAAGTCGTGATACAAAATATTTAAATCAAACTTGCCGCCGTTGCCGGTTGAAGCCTTGGCTGGAAACACGCCAGAGCTAGTATATTGCCACGCCATAAGGTCGGCTACGTTTGTAGGCTTATAAGATTTGTTTGGTGTCGCTTTAAATGCCATGCGGTTATAGCCTTTGTAATAACGTGCAATCCACCAGTTTTTACACTTGACCTTGTTTTTATCAATATGCTCCGAAAAATACGACATCCCGGTGTAAACACCAAATTTATAGCCTCTTGACTCAACGACAGTCTGTGCCGCATTGATAATCTCGGCAATCTTTACTTTGCTTAGCCCTGCCTGCACTTTGTCTTCAATGTCAAACCAAACGCCGTATTTAAAATGCTTCTTACTAATCTTGTCGAGGATGTCGCATACAAGTTCCATGTCTGACTTAGCTTTTGCCACTGTAGTAGCGTATGTGTAGTTATACACGCCCCATGGGATACCTAATTTCTCACACTTTTTATAGTTCTCCTCAAATTTTTTATCTTTGCCTAAATCCTTGCGGATAATCTTAATGATCGCACCATCGCAACCGTATTTCTTTACTTTCTTCCAGTCAATCGTGCCGTTGTATGTAGATACATCAATAATTTTTCTCTGTGTCATTTTCTCACCCTTTCCATCTCAGCACATATAAGATTTTCTGGTTGCTGTTAATAATCCTATGTATCTTTTTGTATGTTCCACCTGCTTTTTTAGTATTTGTACTAGCCTTTCCAGCATCCCACCAGACCATTTTATTGCTCTCGTTTATTCCTGCAAAAATGTTAGTATGTAGGCGGTAAAAGCAAATGTCTCCCGGTTTTAATTTGTTTTTATAATCCCGGGGTAATTTATTTACTTTTATCAATCTATATCGTTTTGATATAGCTGCTTTTGTTCCTGTGCCCTTATAGACAACTGTTCCGTTCTTGTTGCAATAAAACAGTTGTCCCGGTTTAAGGATGCCTAGTTGCTGTAGGCAATAGCATACATACGATGCACAATTACTTACCTTTTTCTTCTTTGCGCCTGCCCAGCTATTCGCTACGTTTTGAGAGTATTTAAATTTTTTATCAACAAAATACTCCGCCGTTTCCTTTGCCTTGACGAGCAAAGACAATCTGTCCATTATTCCATCGCTCCTTTTAATTCATCTGCAATGATTGCTGTGTATTCTTTCGCGTAATTTGCCGCCGCCGGTTTTAAATACGGCTGCGCCCTCTGACCGTTTGTGATGTGCCATTGTCCCTTATCGTCCTGATAAGTCCACGGGGTCTTTCTTCCTCCCTTGTAATACACGCCAGTTCCCAGTTCCACATAGGCGGCGTATTCTTCGTTGCTGCCTATTGTTTCCGTGAGATTTTCCAAGTCGGTCCGATGCGTAATGCTGTTTCTTAATGCGCCCGTATCGACCGGGCAAAGGTCTTTTGCGTGCCCTTCTGCGGCGGCTCCTGCCTGTTCTAATGCCCTTGCAAGTGCCATGGTGGTTTTAAGTATTACTTCGTCCACGTGACTCACAACATCAATATCCGCCATTATATTCGCCCCCTTTGCGTTGCTAACCATTCGTAATAGGTCATGTCTTCTACAACTTCGTTTCTGCCTGTTTCCAAATTCTTAACGCGTATCATTCGTGGTTGTGCCAGTTCGGCGGGCAGCGCAGTTCGTTGCGTGCATCGACAGTTATAAACCTCCGCCGGGATTCCGCTTGGGTCTCCCGGATACATAAGACCGTTTGAGTAAGCCATGTTAAACGGTACTTCCTCGCCGTCTAACGCTCTGTGACTATCTCGTGTCCTCAAATCTTTTGTCGCTGTCCAATGCTTAACTACATCAATCCCCATCTGGTAGGCTTCCTCGTATGCCGCCTGCCTGCCTCCATTCTGCGCTCCTGTGAATGCTGTGCGGGCGTTTCTAATCGCGGCAGTATGGTTCATACCTGTAACGTCTCGGAATCGCCCTGCGAGCTTTTTTATGCTGTCGCCCTGTAAAATTCCTTGCAGTAGTGCATTTTGCAATTTCTTCTTGTTCCAGTGCACATCCTTGCTTTTTAGTACCCTGCGCGGTGGAAGAATCTTCTGCTTTTTGACCGTCAGCCGTTTAACTGTGTGTTCATCAACTAGGTTAAAAGCAATATCTCCAATCTCTTTTATCTGTTTATCAGGTACAAGGGATTTAATCATATATGCCTCAAAGTTATGATTAATGGCAATCACAAGAGGGGTCTTCTCATTGATGTATGCCGCGGCAATCTGGTTTGACTCTGTCAGCCGCCGCGCCATGTCTTCACGGAGTGCTTCCCACCTCTGCCCTCTGCCATACTGATTTATTAACCATGCTTCAAACTCTTTTTTGGTATACTTTCCTGCCTGGTATGCCGCATATTCTTTGACGTATCGGCGGGAGAATTGTTTAAAATAGTTTCTCGCTTTGCCGTTAAGCTCTTTTTCAGCCTGTTTATATACGTCTGCTAACCGCTTTTCTAACTTTTGTAGCTCCTGCTCTGTCCACTTGTCGGATGGATACATGGTTATTCATCCCCTTCTGGATTATCTTCCAGCGTATTTGGTTCAATCGGCTCCGTGTAGCGGTTATATGATTCTTCATCCAGCTTTTCCAAAATGTCTGGTACTTCTTCCGGTGCAACAAACGGTAATTTTTTCAGAATGGTTTCTTCATCCAGATAATTCGCCGCTTCAAGAATCATATCTGTACGCTCTTTCTCGTTACTGATTCTGTTCCGCTTAAATTGCGGTTCGTCATCAATCCCCGCAAGCTCCAGAATTTTCTCAATCGCATCGCCTACAAAGTACTCAAAATCATCTGCATTGTCATCTAACGGCTGATATGCGGCGTCGATATGGTCATTTGTTGCTCCGGCGGCTATGGCGTGTACATCCAACGCACCGAAGTCCTCATAAATCTCCGACCGCATCTGCGTGAGAAACTCTTTTCTGGCCGTATATGGCGGCTCTTGTGTGTATGCCTGTACCTGCCCTTCCTCAGCCTTTGCAATGTGCTGAAATTTAAGCCGGTCTCTAAACTCTGCCAGCTCGTCATCCGTCATGCCGTCGGCATTAGAAATTAGCCAGTACATCTGCGCACAGTCGTCTAGATCATTGGCAAAACCACTTTGTACCGCATCATAAGCATCAATCTTTGACTGCATTCCCCTCAGGGTGCTTATATGCCTTTTGTTGCCAAACATCGGCACAATAGGGAGACTGCTATAATTTTCTTCTCCGATAATTTCGGGTTCCAAATTGTTTGCAGTCTCAATTCTCTGTCTGTATGCCCGTTTGGGAGCGGTCTCTTTTAATTCTCCAAATTTACTCTCTGCACTGTAGGTTGTGTAGCCATCCACCTCGTACAGCACAACCTTAAACGGTTTCTGCTCGTCCAGTTGCCAGAATCTTATGCCCGCCATCAATGCCCCTGTGTCTTCATCCCACATCGGGGCGAACTGCGTAAAAGGAAATTCGTGCACGTGGTCCACATTCCAAAAAAGGAAAGATTGACCGTGAATTAATGCGTTGTAAGCCGCCTCTTTAATCCGTCTGTCGAATTGTTTGCCTAGTTTATCTTTGACACCCATGTCATTAAAAAAGACACCGTTTCCCAGGCTGTACGAACAGCGCTGTGTATTTAATTTGTGAAAGAAATTAGAGCATATCTGTGCGTTAGACGAAAAATTATCTATCTTTTTCTGGCCCAACAAAGTGTAATAGACGCGCTGGAACTGTAAAATAGTCTCATTTTCCTGTGCGTCATACTTGTCCGCTTTTAACGCCTCTTTGTATGCTCCCGTACTCTCGTGGAATTTTATAAACTGATTTATAAATTGCCCTTTGTCTTTTGCGGCAACAAAATCTTGATATGATAGATACATTGTTATCACCCTAGAATTGATTTGTATTGTCTTGTTCGGCTGCGCTTGACGAGTTTTTTTGTTTTTACAAGATACCTGATAGCGTCCATTGCGTGGTCTGACTGTTTTATAACTGCATCCCTGCCTTTGTCAGCCGCTGTTGGGTCCCATGCATAGATGCCAAACTCCTCGATCGTGTGCGTACAAGACGGGTCAAACGATAATTTGTCTTGTGTCAACATCGTCTCAACGTCTGCTATCCCATCGTTAACAGTGTTATCCGCCTTTTTGACCTTGTGCCCTCTACTGCGTAGCTCCACGATGAGAGCGGCGGCGGATGGGTCAACAATGACTAAATCATCTTTCTGCCCGTTTAGTGTGTCCTCTAGCCCTTTTACTAGCTCACTGACTGGCTTCATTCGGTTGTTTTCTCTGCCTGAATAGTAGTACTCTTTTATACAGTGCCAGTTGCCGGTATCCACTCTTTTCTGCCAGATTAAAAAGACGGTGGCGTTTTGCATACCAAAGTCGGAGCTAACAATTATCTCTCCGCTGGTCTTTGCTCTGCAGACGTGTCTTACTTCCGAAAACATATCGTACACAAGCCCTTCTGCTACTGCCCAGTTGCCTAGTATGTATCGTTGATACCTGTGTGTCCCGGAGTACTCTTTTATCAGTTCGTCTACTACCGCCGGGGGTAGGCAGCCATCATGTATGTTGTATGCCTGCTGGAATATATCTGCATCGGAATCCAGAAAGCCCTTAAACCAGTGCTTTGGTCCCGCCGGGTTGCAAGTGCCATCAAAATGACTGTGTGACGTCCTGAGACGGGATTTCAACATTTCGAAAACTTCTTGATTCCACGTTGTCACCTCGTCGCCATAAGCATACTCAATCGTTGCTCCCTGTATTCTTGCAACGTGCTTCTTGTTATCGGCACCTAGTGCATATACTTTTTTGCCAAATAGCTGTACTGTGTTGTCACTGCGTATTTCGCCAACTAGCTCCTCACCCCATATTTCTCGCATGGGGTCAAGTATGTTACGTTGTAGCGTGCCTCTGGTGTTACCTAGCATCACAGCAAGCCCTAATCCTTTTAGATGTGTCAGACGTTGAGGAATTACGATTGCGTAGTCTACAAACGATTTCCCAGAGCCTGTCGCCCCAGTCTTTACGTTCCAACGATGGTTACAACCTTGTAGATATTCTGCCTGTTTGCTAGTCAATGACACTATTGACACCCCCAAGGATTTCAATAGCTTTTGCCAGTGCTTTGTCGCTTGCACTCTCTGACTGTGGCTTATCTCGCCATTGTTCCGGCTTTCTGTTCTTTAGCCAAAATATCTGTGCTGTTGTATCCGGCGCAACGTGTTTTTTTGTTACTTTTCGCTCCGTCATTACTCCGCCTTCGTACTTTTCACTCGTCTCCTCGTAGCTGTACCCTAACGCCCGTTGTAACAGGCTTTTTTCCACCTGCCTGTCCACAACATCCTTTCCCTTTTTTAAGGTATCGGCTAAAATTGGAAATTTTTTCTTCCATGTATACAAGGTATCTGGGTTAATACCGATGTTTGCCGCAATCTCTTTGTCTGTGCATCCATCTCGTGCCCATCCCTCTAGTTTGAGCAACCCTTCTTGGGTCAGCCACTCCTGGTATTTACTTATCCCATTTGGGGTCACCTCCTAAATACAACCATAACCCCGTAATGAATTGTTTACGGGGTTATATGAAAGGAAAGAAAATATAAAAAAAATCGTTTACATCAGTTGCATAGCGCAACTAGATACAAGTATAAGGAATTGCACCTTAACAGCCGCCGGGGTAAGACTAATAAGCGGCTGGTCTCTAAACACTTGTAGACCCGCAACCTGTATGGAACGCAAGGCACCGTGGGATAGGTGTCTTGCGTACTCTCTTTTACGCGGGTGAGAGTTTACACTTTTACCACAAAAAGATAGAGGAGGTTATGTCTCACAAAAAGTTACCAGTACTCGTCCGTACAAATGTATTGTACGACATCTTTTAAGCCGTGTTAGACAAACATAAAAAAGAGAGGGAGATAATTCTCCCCCTCTAATATCCCGCATATTTCCCAGCCAAATTGGCGAAAGCACTAAGCCATCTGCGTATAGTCATTTCTGCATATCCGAGCTTATCCGCCGCCCCCGCTATCGTGTATCTATCCTCAAAATATACCAGCTGTACGGCTTTCATCCTGTCCTCACCGTTGTCCATTCCCTCTGTCTGTTTTATTGCCTTGTTAATAGCATACATCCATAAGGCTGACTGGGCTGTATTTTCCGCAATTAACTTATCTGGGTACTTTTTTACTTGCTTGACTGCGTGCCCATACCAGTCGTGTTTGGGATTGCTCATCGTTCTATCTCCCCGTTTCTTCCAACTTTTTTAAACCTCACTCTTTGTAACGCGTCAGGGTACTTTGTTGTATTGACTCCCGAAAAAAATTGTTTTAAATCTCTACTCCATGTAAGCTGGGAAGGTGTAAAGTCTTTGTATATTACTTCTATCTCAAGAGACTCGGAATTTACTACAACGTCCGTTACGATATATAATTCTCCTTTGAAGTGCCTGTATATACAACCAGTCATTTCTTCTTTCAAATATTGAGCGTCCTTCTGAATTTCCATTACGTCGGTAGAACGCCTTGTATCATATACAGCAGTTAACATCTTTCTTCCTCCTTTTAAATATACTCATTTCTTTTTTCCTTTCTTGTCTTCATGCTTCTATACGTTTTTTCGCTTTACAAATAAACTTGTTATTTCCTCCTGTTTAAAAATATGTGAGCGTATCCGTGGCGTTGTTTGCCATCAACTCGACTCGTTTTAAATATCTTAACTGATTCTGGATGTATGCATCGGAGTCTTTGCCTCCGGCCGCTCTCCAGTCAGCTATTCGCTTATCAACATCTTGCAGTACATTAATCGGAATCATATCAAGATTGATATCTTCGAGACTAAGCTGTTTCATCTTTTTGCTCCTTTCATATATGCTCATGCGCCGTTTTGCCTTTGCAATGTTCGTGATTTCGTGTATCCATCTCTTTCGCCTAATTTTTCTGCAATAGCTCTTATTACATTTACAGTTACGCCGTTTCCTGCTTGCTTATATAATTGACTATCAGAATTAACAAACTCTGCTTTTTCAAAATAGTCATCTGTCCAACCTTGCAGCCTAAAGCATTCTTTCGGTGTCAGCCTTCTAATAGCTATGTAGCATTGGTATTTTTCGTACCAGGTTGCATATACGGTCAGCTCTTCTGAAACTTGCACAAAAATCCCTTGATTGCAACTGGTATCTAATGTATTTGCAACATCACGTCCAACTCGCCCTCTTCTTGTTTTACTTCCTGGAACTGATAAATTCACGCTATCAATGCCTACTCTACACTCGGAATAGCCTTGCTTTGTTGCTTCGGCTACTTTTATGCAGACATTAGGTTCGTTTCCATGCGATTGACTTCTAAGTGTTGGCACTTCACCCTTAGGGGTAACACATTTCGCTTTTCTGCCCTGTGGATCAATAACTCCAATCAGTTCGATCCCCACTCCGTGTCTATCCTGTCCAGTAAGTGTAAACATCGGCTCACCATTTTCTTTGAACCTTCTTCCGTTCTGACGTTTCTCTGCCTTGTCTGGTGTTAATACCGGAATTGCGATACCACTATTTTGCGCTTTATACGTTCCGTATCCTTTTTGGTATCTCGCTTGCAAGCATCTAGCAACGCTAGTTGTTTCTGTTCCACTATTGCACAAATCTATAAAACACGGCAATGCTACATGATGCCCTCGCCCACCACCTTGACCAGTATCAAGAGTTTCTGTAATTCCATCAGGTGCAAATACCTGCGTATTTCTTCTGTAACCGTCCCTGTGGCCTATTATTTGAATACTATTTTCTCCGTCTGCTCTTTCGACAGGAAATACTTTTGCGGTACTTCTCCCTCTAAGATGCCCGATAATGAAACATCTCTCTCTGTTCTGTGGCACTCCGAAATCTTTGGAGTTGAGCACCTGCCATTCTGCATCATACCCCCTCTGCTCCATTTCAATGAGCAGTCTGGCGAAATCCCATCCTCCATTAACACTAAGCAAATTCTTAACGTTCTCAACGAAAAGGTAAGTGGGTTTATTTTCTTCTTCGAGTTGTCCGATAAGGTACATAACTCTGAAAAACAAGCTTGAACGGTTTCCTTGAAACCCAAGTTGCTTTCCTGCAACAGAGATGTCTTGACATGGGAATCCAAAACACCAGCAATCTGCTCTTGGAATGTCTCCGGCATATACTCTTCTAATGTCATTTGCGTACCACTCTCCATTTCTGTATTCCTCCTTTAGTATTTCTTTTTGTCGCTGTTTCAACGGCAATTTACTCAAAAATTCTCTTTGTTCCTGAGTAAGCAGATGCATTGATGTGTAACTTGCGGTTGCAAATTTATCAAATTCGCAAAACCCGACACATTCATGCCCCGCTAATTCCATGCCTCTGCGGAACCCTCCGATTCCGGCAAAAAAATCAATAAACTTCATTTTCTCTCCTCTTAAATATGCTCATGTGGTTCGACCGGTTCCTAGTGTTTTTCAGCTTCCTGCTCAATCAATCGGTTATATCGCTCCACAAATTCGTCCTCGCTTATTTCACCCTGCATAAATTTTTCTGATATGCTCATGTAGGTGTCTGGTTTTGTTGCACTGCTGTCCATTTACACCTCCGATCGTGTATCAATTTCATTCCAATCGCTCCAATCAAATTTACAACCACATTCTCCGCAGTATTTATTCCTGCTTTCTGCATCTGACACCACCTGTGTTCCGCACAGAGGGCATTCCCAATTAATACCGACAATTAATACATCTAAAACAATCGGTTTTACTGGATTAAACTGCCTTTTTAGTAGTTCAATCACTTCCTCGCATTGTTCTTCGTTTTCGCAACTGATAGTGATATCGTTGCTATCATCATATTCGCTAAATGTTCCGTCTTCATTCTGAACAAGCATAATTCCTCCGGTTTCTAACATCTTTCACTCCCACTTCCTTATTCTTCCGCACGCTTTCGTCCACTCCCTCGCAAATCTCTTTTCCTCCAAGTAGTTTGGGAAAAACTTTGTTTTTTTGTTTTTGTTTCCTCTGTTTCTCAGTTCCCTTTCTATGGCTTCAATTTTCCCCCTCGATTTAGGTGTTTTGCGTAGTTCGGTCATTGCTTCCCTTAGCTCTTGTTCTGTGCATCCCACCAGAAATGCGGCTCGGTCAAGACTTGGTATTTCATATAGTTTTTTCGCTACTTTGTTTTGTATTTTATTAAAATCTTCATCTTTCAGCCCGTATGGCATTTTCTTTCCTTTCCCCTCCGGAATAAATCCGGAGGAATCAATGGCATATAGCTCCACATGGAACCGTTAACGTGTTGCTGTGTAATGTGTATCTATCCTTAACCCCGGAGGGTGTCCAGCTGTTTTATCCATTCAAGCGGCCCTTTGTTGAGCAGTAGGCAGTTTTCACCTACATTTCCCATATCAAAAATACATCCCTCGCAATACTTGTGTTTATTGCAGTACTTTCTGATCGTTTTTGCCGCTTTTCTTGCTTTTGAGTCTTCTATTTTTCCCATTATGCCACCTCCCTGATTGTGATGCCATACCGTTCAAGCATCAACTTTCTCTTGATGATATATTCCGGATTTTTTCTTGTACGTGGGGATTTTACATCCTCGACAATAATCTTGCCTTCTTTGTCTGTGTAACGAAAATCTGCCGTATATGATACGGGGCGTTCTGTAGTGCCATCCTCTCGCTTCTGGCTGCCCACAAGGATGTATCTCGGCTGCCGCTCTAATCCTGTAATTTTCCCCGCTTGTTGCATCGCCGCCAGCTCTAAATAGCGATGCATTTCTCTTTTACTATCAAACTTCCCATCTTTCGTAAAAATCTTTTTATTTCTAAATTTATTCACAGGTAATTCCTCCCAAATGTTTTGATAAATTCTTCCCTCGTTCCGTTGTTCTCCTCCCAGTACTTCTGCGCCAGCTCCTTGAGGTACCTGTCTAGTGGTCCGTTGGGATTGCGATGCACTGCCTCGCCGCCGTTGGTATGGTGATTTAAACATAAATAAACTGTAAAACCATACTTTTCGGCTTGTTTTCTGTTGCTGCTGCCATATAAGACGTGATGCCTATGTAAATTTTGGGTTGTTTTGCAGAAAAAACACTCTTTTTTAGTTTGTAGTACGCTATTCATCGCTAGAATCCTCGCTTGTGAAATGATATTCCATTAAATCAGCAATCATTAGGTATTCTTTTGCTATTTTTCCGTTTCGTGTTTCTTTTACCTGTTTTCTAAATCCTTCCAAGTCTCCATGGAAACACCCGCAATTAACCATTATTTTTTTATTTTTGCCCCTATAAAAAGTTGTGCAGCGGAATTCTGTTCCGAAGCCCTGTACTAATGCATAATCTGCGTCGCCGTAAACCCATGCGTTGCCGGAAACCCTTGCGTCGCCGTAAACCCTTGCGTTGCCGCGAACCCATGCGTTGCCGCGAACCCATGCGTCGCCGTAAACCCATGCGTCGCCGGAAACCCTTGCGTCGCCGTAAACCCATGCGTCGCCGGAAACCCTTGCGTTGCCGTACACCTTTGCATTGTCGGACACCTTTGCATTGTCGAAAACCTTTGCATTGTCGGACACCTTTGCATTGCCGTACACCAATGCATCGCCGTACACCTCTGTATCGCCGTACACCTCTGCATCGCCGTACACCTCTGCATTGCCGTGCACCCATGCATCGTCGTAAACCTTTGCATTGCCGTGCACCCATGCGTTGCCGTAAACCCTTGCGTCGCCGGAAACCCATGCATTGCCGTCTTGCGATACATTTTCTTCTTTCTCTACATATCCTCCAAGTTCTCCAGCTTTCACGTCTCCAAATTCAACCAGCGCTTTAATTCTGAATATTTTTTTTCCAAACGCATTTGTGATAAATTCTGTTGTTAATTCAAATTTTTTCATTTTTCTTCTTCCTTTCTTGGCTTCCATTTTCCTAGTATTTGTTTTAATTCTCTTGGTGTTAGCGTTTCAATTCCTAAGTCTTCCGCTTCCTGTATCGTGCCTTTGATTAGCTCACTCATTTCCCGACTGTCATAGGTGTGCGAGCCTCGCATGAGCCTGTAAAACACTACCTCTTTGCCTTTTTCTAGCCGCCGTCCTATCGCAACCGTGTGAATGTCCTCTTTTTTGTACATGATGTTGGTTGGAACATTGGTTTTTAAAACTGCTATGTCCCCTTTTATCAGCTCCGGCTGTCCGTATCTGCCTATCATCAAATTCTTGGCTTCTGCCTTGCTCGTTCCGACTTTTTCCGCTATTTTGGTGACTAGGACGTGGAAATAAGCGTTTGCCGACAAGCTCCTTTTCTTGCGGAACGGTTTAATTATTACGGACAGCTTTTCCAGCTTTTTCAGTTCATCCACGCCCTTTATAAACCGCTCCGCCTCGTTGATTTCCAGGGTAACTGTTATCTTTTTGCTAAAATAATCCACCGCTAAGTTTTTTATTTTTCCAGTTAAATCCATGCTATTTTAGTCCTAATTCCTTCATGGCTTCGGCATATTGTTGTTGCGTCGTCTGGTACAATGATTTTAAACCTCTTTGACTTGCCCATTCTTTAATCTGGGCTTCCGTCATTCCTTTTTTTTGCATCAAATCATAGAGTCGTTTCGTCTCTTTCTCCGTGACAACCTCGTTTCGTTTGTATTCGTCTGTATCCGGGTCTTTCGAGTCGTCCAGAAGAAACAAGCTATTTAACGCGTATTTCCTTGCGTAGCTTGATGCTGAGCCGGTAACTTGTGCTGCATCCATCTTTTTTTTACTTTCCTCCTCTCTGGCGTATGCTGTAGTGCAAAAACTGCCCTCGCTTTCTATGTCTTTTAAAATTGCTGTCGCCTTTATGTAAAATCGGTTGCCCAGCATAATAATTTCTTCGTTTACGGCTAATATTAAGCCTTCCCTGTCCAATAAAGGCTTTACTGCCTCATAGATGTCCTCTAAGCTCCTGTAGCTATAGCCACCATACTCACTGTATTTACTCTTGGGCACCTTTAATTCTGCCTGAATTTTCTGCAACTTTTTGTGAATTTCTCCCATCTTTCTTACCTCACGATCACACTTCTCGAGGTCTCAATATGTGCCCCTGTGACCTCTTTCCCGGCTTTAATTGCCTTTTTAATCGCTGTCTTGTCCGCCTGCGGCTCTGGAATCCTGATGTATTCCTCTGTCAGGCTGCCTAAGTCGTCAATAGTCACAGACTCGCTGTTTCTGTAGGATACACTGACTCTTGCCGTCTTGAGCTTTTCGCCGTCAAGAGCATGGGACAGATAGTCCTTACACCTCTGTGCGGCGTTCTCGCAACTTCTGCGGCGTTTCGCAAGCTTTTCTTCTTCCTCCTTGATTGCCTTTGCTTCTGCAGCATAATTCTTCACCGCCAGCGCGATTCCCTCCACCTTTTTGTCTCTCTCGATGTTGAGAGCCTCAAGTTTTTCAAGGTCAATAATTTCGCCTGTTTCTTCGTCTACGCAGTCCATGATTGCACTGTCAATCTCGTATAATGTCATTGTTCTTCTTCCTCCTCGTATCCCTGCTCATATTCGTTGTAACTTGCCGCACCTCGTTTGATTGCTTTATGTGCTGTTCTGCACTCATATTCTGCCTCAAGGTGCTGTGTTTTTAAGTACTCTCTAGCCGGGTCAAATCCTCGTTCCATTTCCTGTCCCCCATGCCTCTTTAATAGCCTTGCTCAGTTCGTTGTAGCCTCTGGCGTATGCCTCTATCTTTTTCATGTCGTTGCTTCTTTCAACGCCCAGTCTAAATAACTCAAGCAGTCCCTGTGCCACCTCTTTGTCTTTGACAGCAATCGTGACTTCCGCCGGGATTACTCCTTTCCCCATCACTTTATCGTCATATTCCTTCGCCTGGAACCACGTCGCATTAATCATCGCATCCATAGCCTAGCCTCTCTTTCTTTCCTGCTATCCAATCCCCTAACGCTCCCTCGCACTGTTCCGGGGCATAATTTTTATTATCATGCTCTAGCCGCCCAACTATTTCTCCCAGTGTGGGTAGTTCCGGCACTGTTTCTTTTCGCTCTATCGCTCCCGCCGCTCTTATCATTTCTCGGAGTTTTGGTGGGTACTTGTCTATCTCCTTTTGCGCTTCTAACGCCGCTCTGTAGCTTCTGAGAAAATTTGACTGTATGACTGTCTGAAAGTCCGCTGAATCTACTACTGCCCAGTCATGGAGCGTTTGCGGCGTTCCTACTGCCTTTTGCAACGTAGGGGGCAGTTTGTCAAACTCCTCTCTGTAACCGTAAATTCCATTACTGCACGCTTTTGCCACTGTTGCCCATGCTTCCTGCTCACTCAGGTAGCTGCTTTCTGCTTTGAGCTTGCTGGCACACTCCAAAATATCTGCCGGTGTTGGCGGAAACTTACCTGTTGTCATGTACATCTGTGCCGCTACGCTTATTGTCTTGTAGTCGTTGTTTTTGCCTACCAGGCGGTACCACATGTCTAACGCCGGCTCGTTAGGAATAAACCCCGGAGACGTATAAACGGTCTTTAATGCGGCTACGATTTTAGAGAACTCCGAAATCGTCATACATTCCGCCTCCCTCCTGTTCTTTTTGCTCTTCCCGTTCTTCTTGTTCTTTCTTTTTCGCCCATTCTCTCACCTTGTCATACAAGCGGCTGTCGATGTTACCCCCTTTGCCGTTCAGTGAAAAAAGGCCTTGCCATTCGTTGTCAAGCGATTGGTCTATAATCCGTTTCATCATCTCAACATCATCCTTGGACAGAAATCGCAATTTTGCAATCAAGGTTTGCATTCCCCTATCTGTTCGGACGGGTTTTCTAATCTTCTTACGCATGGAAAGAAATTCCAGAAACTTATTGTTTAGTTCCTCGTCGTCAAAGTATCTCGCGGGCACGCTTTTATCTTTAGTATTATTACTAGCATTATTATTAGTATTATATATATTAGTATTATTGGTACCCATTTTGACTACACCCCCGTACCCATTTTGACTACACCCCGTACCCATTTTGACTACACCCCCGTACCCATTTTGACTACACCCTGTACTCGTTTTGACTATAGGGGGCTCAGCTTTTTCATGAGCTATATAACGGTTAAATTTCACCCCACTAATCTCTTCAACCCTCTTCTCAATCACTCCACGATTTACAAGATTTTCAAGATTTCTTTGTGCAGTGCTTTTTGATACGCCAAGGAATTTGGAAATATATTTCAATGACCCCTTAAATTCTGATTCGCCGTCCTGCGAAAAGCCATAAATAAGGGCATATGTGAGAAGCTCGTTCCCTCTTAACTGCAAATCTGATATCATCCAATCTTGGATAACTATATATGCCATGTCTACCTCCTATCTTGACAAATTGCCAAGTCTTTTGTATGATTTACTTGTATGATTTATCGTAAGAGCTTAATGGTAGGGCTCTTCCTTTTTTACCTCGTGTTCTACGCCGTCTTTATCAGTGTAAAACACTTTGTCATACTCTACACCTTGTTGTCGTCCTAAAAGGGTGTAGAGTAGTCTAGCAACATACTCTGGTCTCGGAGGTTCATTCATTTTTTATTCACCCCCTAACTCCTTTTCGGGTACCACAACTATTTTCGCACCCAGCTCCTTAGTGATAAGTTCCAAGATTTCCACTTTTGGAGAATTTTTACCAGTTTCATATCTAACTATTGTATTAATACCAACGCCGACTTTCTCGGCTAATTCTCCTTGTGTAAGCCCTTGCGCCTTTCTTAATCTTCTTAATTTTTCTCCTAACGTGTTCATCTTTACACCTCGAATCTCTGTTGACGGTTATATTCGTCAATTCTTAACTTTGTGTTTGTTTTCGGTTCCCAGTTGTCTACATAGTCAATAGCCTCCTCATATCGTTTACGAGGGATGTTGTTCCGGCTGTTAACTTTAAATCTGTCTTGCAAGTCCCTGTTGCACTCTGCAAATACAACTTTACTGATGCATGCATAGGCTTCTGTATTCTTGCCGCCCAATGCGTTTAAAACAGCTTTATTGACGTGCTGTCGCAGTGTTTGCTGTTGTCCATAGTCAATTACCATGTTGCTCTCAAGGTTCTTAATACGGTCTTCGTGGTCTCCATAGCCTGTGGCGAGTAAGCCTATCTGCTCCGCTATTGTTGCGGGCTTCTGATAACTACCTGTCTTTCTGATGGACGGAAGAACCTCAGAAGTAACCCATCGTTTGAAACGCTTGGCGGACTCTAATTTGCTTCCGAATATTAAGGAGTACAAGCCTGACTCATTGATAATAGTCATTTCCTGTACGCCGCCAAGGGTGCCCTGAATCGGGGCGTCCTTTTTATCTTCGCCATCAACATGGGTTGCAATGGCGTTTCTGGCTTTGGCGTACCCTAATGATTCAGCCACATCTTTCCCGACAAACCACGGTTCTCCTTCGACAACCAATGTGCGAACCTCTCCGAATTCGTTATTTTTAAAAATTTGAATATTATTCATCTAGTCACCTTCCTAAATTACATCTGCATCACCAAATGTTATCACTGTGCCGTTGCTATAAACAGTAACCCTTCTACGCACAGATAAATCCACATCAAGGAAGCAAGTTTCCGTGTAAAGAAGTTTACCATTGTAAAATGCAGCCTCGACTACTCTCTTATTATCTCTGTATAGATTTCTTGTTTCCATCTAGTCGCCTTCTTTCTGTTCTTCACATAATCCTATTTTTTAGGATTCTCTTTCCACAAAAATATAGTCCATAGGTATGCCGGAAAGCTCACTAATTTTACGAAGTTGCGTGAGGTCTGGTTCTGTTTTTCCGGCTTCCCAGTTTGTGATTGTTGCAAGAGATACGCCGACTTTCTTGGCAAATTCTCTTTGACTTAAATTTGCATTAACTCTACAAGCCGCAATGCAAATTCTAGGAATCTGTAACATCATTTCGTTTCGCCCCTTTCGTTTGTTTGTGATTTAATTATAATCCTAAAATATAGGATTGTCAAGCATAAATTTAATTTTTTAGGATTTTTATTGAATTTTTTAGGATTATATGTTATTATAATGATGCAACCAATTAAATAAAAGATAGGAGGAAGACAATGACAGAGGAGGAACAAAAGAAAATTTTTGCTAATAACTTAAATCATTATATCAATGCTAGTGGGAAGCAACAAAAAGAAGTGGCACGTGAACTTGGATTTGCTCAGACAACTTTTAATACTTGGTGTGTGGGAAAAATAATGCCAAGATCAGGAAAGATTCAAGCTATTGCGGATTACTTCGGAATCTTGAAAAGTGATTTAACAGAACAAAAGAAATACGATGATTTAGGTGGCGAATTCATGGACGTTTGCGTCAAGATAAATTTAAGTGATGAACGTTTTCAAAAAATCGTAATAGATTACTATGATTTATCTAAAGAGAAAAAAGAAGCATTTTGCAATTTTTACGAAAAGTTTATACTCCGCGACTAAGATTAAGAAAAGGGAAAATTAATTTCCCTTTTCTTGCTTTTCTAAAGACTTTACGCAGTCGAGCATAATCTTCAAAAGTCGTTCTTGTTGAACGTTATTTAATCGTTCAATTATTTCTTTCTTGTATTCCTCTGCCATTTTTACTCCTTTCTGACACGTACTTTTAACCCGCTTTAGAGCTATGTTTTATAGTGGTTTTTTATTATATCATAATATTATGGCTCTGTTAGACCAAATATGCGGAATTTTTTATTGATATATTTAAATACTTATTATATAATTTATTTACAACAAACCATTTTGCTAATATTTGCAATATGGTAATAATGAAAAAGGAGCAGAAAATATGAGCAAAGAAAAAACTAAAGTTTGCAAGCATTGCAAAGAAGAGATCGACGCAAAAGCTAAAGTGTGTCCTCATTGCCGGAAGAAACAGGGCGGCAAGTTGAAATGGGTAGTTATCATTATCATCGTTCTGGCTGTTTTGGGAATGGCAATGGGTGGTGGTGACGATGACAGTTCTTCCACTGATTCTCAGACCAAGAGTACCACAGCAGCTAAGAAAGAAACTGCTAAAAAGGAAGAAACAAAAGAGAAAAACAGCGTAAAGGTTGGTGAATCTTTTGAGAATGACGGTTTAAAAGTAACTGCTAAAAAGGCTGAATTTGGATATGATGGCGGAGAGTACTTTACTCCAAAAGATGGATGCGAATATGTAGCTGTAGATTTTACTTGTGAAAATATTGCGGAAAAAGGCGACAAATATGTATCTGTATCTGATTGCAGTTGCTATGCAGATAATTCAGCTTGCGAACAGCAATACATAGGAAACAGTGATTTTGTTAACACTAATTTGTCTCCGGGAAAGAACGTAAGCTTTACGGCATATTACGAAGTGCCAAAAGACGCAAAGAAAGTGATTTTAGAATATAGTGCTTCGTTCTGGACAGACAAGAAGATAACTATTAATTTAAAATAATTAGTCTACTAATAGGACAACCAACAAGAGAGAAGAATCAATTCTTCTCTCTTTTCTTTTTTCCTCAAGATAATAAAAAAGCACCTGTCGAAACAAGTGCTTTGCCTTCCAGAATGGAACTATTAATGTTTTTAAGGTACAAAACTAAGCTAACATTTACATCCCAAAATGGAGCTATTAAAAACCTTATCTATATCCTACTCTCCTTTACCATATTTGTCAATAAGTTCTTTTACTGCATCTATGTTTTCTTGTATAGTATTGTATTCAGAATTACGATGTCCTCCAAATGCATGATAATCATGGTAATAATACCCAATACCAATGTATCCGTTTGGCATTTTTATGCGGAACTCATTATTGGACTTAAAAACCATGTCTTTAGGCAAAGTGGCTAAGAATCTGTCTAATTTTCTTCTTTTATTAAATTTTAATTCTTGCATATTACTCTCCTCTGCCCTCGCAACCTCCGGGGTGGGAATTTAATTACTGAACCTCTATATTAACAATATTAATAAGTGTGCAATCTGCACTTTCTTCCTCCGAATTGTACTCGCTTTCAATTTCGAAAGAAATTGCAAAATGGTCGTCAGAATCAGGAACTTTATAAAAGATATTTTTATCCTTTAAAACATCATCCCACGCGCCCTCATCGTTTATCCAGTCCAGTTCAGAAGGACACCCAAGCCTTGTCATGATTTCGTCTAATTCATAAAGCGATACTGTGTTCCCTGTTAATTCTCTTCTTAAAATTTCCAACATAATAATTTTTCCTCCTCTTTCTTTCTCCGGCGGATTCCGTCGCCGGGCGGTAATAATATTTACATCTCCTTGC